TCTTCCTGGGACTTTTCGAGACCGAGGCGGTAGTTGAAGAAGTCGATGAAGTCTTGCTTCGTCCAGTCGTTGAGGATGCTTTCTTGGGGGTCGTTTTCGTCCCAGTCGATTGTGAACGAACCGTCGCCGTTTTCTGTGACATTAATCATGGTCTGTTCAGAACTTCAGTCATTATACCATCTTTGAACAGCAGTTGGCAAGTAGGATACGCTGCATATTTACAATCCCACACCGATGGATAAACTTTAATGGTTTTAGTGAGGTAGTATGGTCGCACTTTACCATGATTGCCATTGGGAACAGGTTCAAAAGTATTCCAAGGAGCAGTCATCTCCTCTTCAGGAATATCTACAAAATCTTGTGTGCCGCTATAATCGATTTCAAACAATCGACCTGCTGGGTCTAACCAGAATTCAATCATTAGGCACTCAATATCCTTTGTCTGGAGTTGTCTATTCCAGAAACCAGGACCTAAATCGTAACTACATCTGATAGTATCAAACATTCCCATAGCAGTACCTTTTGGAAATAACTCCCCCGCCAGGATTCGAACCTGGGACCAATCGATTAACAGTCGATAGCTCTACCGCTGAGCTACAGAGGATTAAAGGAGGGCGCTGTTTCTATTTACAGACCTTTTGTATTCCCTCCAATGGAGAATAGGAGACTCGAACTCCTGACATCCTGCTTGCAAAGCAGGCGCTCTACCAACTGAGCTAATTCCCCAAAGCCCCAGACCCGACTTGAACGGGTGACCTACGGTTTACAAAACCGTTGCTCTATCCAGCTGAGCTACTAGGGCAAAAGAGAGTCTAGGACTCTCTGGGAAGGGGTTCCCGACCAGGGCTAGTTTATAGTCATACCGAGACTATAGGACGAGAGAGACTTGAACTCTCACGGGCTATTGCCCAACAGATTTTAAGTCTGGTGCGTCTACCGATTCCGCCACCGTCCCATAAGTGGGAGGATGAAAAGCACAATACTCATTGAAAGTGATTTTCATTTCCTTGTTAGTAAGATTAGCATGGTTTGCTGCTTTTGGCAAGTTCCACTTAGCACAGAACAGCATTTCCATTGATTTACGGGTTTCAGGACGCATTTTCTTCGATAAAAGATTTACGAAACTCTTCTACTTGACTTTGAATCTCTTCAGAGACAGGAGGAATCTCATTGACAGGAACCATCATAACAGATTTTCCCTGAGATGTAGTGATTTTCCAACAAACTCTTTGATTTTCAGTCAACTCAAGCATAAACTCTAGATTGTCTTCTGCTTGTTTTTCAGTAACTCCAATCGGTCCAATCATTTTACAGCAAAACAATAAGTGATAAGGTCAGAGTCAACAATATGTTGAATTTGTTCTACGGTTTCAGCAAAACCCTCAGAACCTTCTTGGTCCCACTTCCACTGCACATCTTTTTCATATCCTTCGTCATCAACAAGAGTAACTTTCCGTTTGGAGAAGTTGATAAAGATGTGTTGTAGAGTGTCTTCAGACATCGTTGCTCCTCATTACCTATGTAGTATAGCAGGAGAAGCGGGGGTTGTCAAGGGGGTTAGTTGAGGAAGATAGTCGGAGCCTTGAGGGTCATCACACCGCCAGCAGTAAGGTTCATTACACCACCCGCTTGGAGAGTGACTGCTGCAGATGCATTCATGTTTATAAGACCAGCAGCAACGTTGGCATTGAGAGCACCAGTTAAAACATTTAAATTGTAACCAGTTGCTCCACAAGTCATTGAAATGGGTCCAGCAGCATTTACAACTGTATATCTGGGAATAGCATCACTTGATGCTCCAGGAGTAAGAATAGTATCAACAGAACCTCCAACTAAATTAACAATACCAGCTTTTACAACTGGCATAATTGCAGGGACGTTAATAAAATTATACAAAGAAGGTGCATTCATTTCAATAGAGTTACTGCCAGAGAGAATAAGTTCTGCTCCAGAATAAGATTGTTGTGATGCTGAGTTTTCAAACAAACTACCAGTCACTTTTGTTGAAATTGAAGCAAGGTTGCATTCAGCACCTTGAACTTCAAACTTTGCACCAGAACAGTTAATATCTAAATCTGAGTGGAAGCACATCGTATGCTTCTGAACTGCTTCATCCTTCTTTTTACCATTTTTGTCAACAACTTTAGGGGATCCAGTCGCAGTGACAAAGAATCCGCCACCAACTACTAAGTGAAAATCACCAGTAACATTTAAACGAAAATCATTATCGATAGTTCGGTCAAAATCACCATCAACAAGTTTACAGTCATCCCCATGAACTTCTTGAGTTTTGTTGCCATTATAGGACTTGTGAGTAGCAACAAAACTACCAGTATTACCCTTATTGTTTGTTGCCTTTTTGACGTGATCTGCTACCTGCTTATCTTCTTCTTCTTGAGTAGCATTAGGATTCTTTTCTCTAAATGCCTTTCTTGCTTTATACTCAGCAAATTCTTCCTCATTGGTATTGATAGAAGTTTCAACATTTCCAGCAGCATCTCTTTTAACCGATGCTCTCCTTCCAGGAGTTCCAACGTACATCTCGTAAGAACCATCTAGAAATGTTTTAGCAGCGGTTAAGTATGGGTCTGCTTCCTTAAAGATAGAATCAAGTAAACTACCGCCGCCTCCATTATTTCCACAAGAACCTCTATTAGAACCTCTAAGTTTGTCAAACTCAGCAAGTTCTTCTGGTGTACAATGAGTTACACCATACAAAGGATACCAACCAACCGTATCCTCTCCTCCTTTTGCCTGACGATTACATCCAGAAGCAGCAAATTTAATGAACAATGCAATCAAACTACTGATACTCTTAATAGCATCGGCACTTTTCTTAACAAGGTCAGTTGCGGTGCTGTAAATACCAGAACCTGCTTTCCAAGCATCGATAATTTCTTGTGCTTGCTTAACACCTTTAACAATTGTACTAACCGTATCGACAATTTTCAGAACATCGCCAAGAAGACTTTGAACATTACAAACAATATTGTCAATAACGGACTGAATGCTTTGAAGAACCATTGATGCCTTATCAATGGCAGAATCCAAGAAACTATTAACAAAACCAAGAACAGAACCAATTGGGTCTTGAATATATCCGATGATTTGTCGGTCAATATTACAAAGAGCCTGAAGAATAGTAGTTACAGCAGACTGAATTGCAGTGAAGATAATATATGGCGCACCTGTTGCTCCACCGAGAAGATTTACAAGTTCTAACTCTTCTGCAAGATTCGATAAAGACTGACGGATAGCTGCTACAACTTGAGTAAAAACAGCACCGAGAAAGTTCTGCAACTTTGCTGTCAATTCCTGTGCTTTTACAATTTTTCCAGAAACTACATCCAGAAAATCTCCGTTCTCTGCTTTAACTAAGTTTGCAGCACTATCGGCAATATCTTCAAGAAGATAACTTAATTTATATTCCAAGACTTTCCAAGGTCCACCAACTCCATTTGCAGATGGAATGGGTTTTCTTGGTTCTCTTGGTTTATTTGGATTAGAACTACTTCCAGCAACACCTGGCGAGTTACCAAGATTACTTGGAGATCCAGTTCCACCAGTCCTTGCAGTTGTTTTAGCAGAGCTACTAGATGAAGTATCCCCCGCTGTTGGAGCGGCAGCAGTCCCCTTTCCTGGTAAAGCAACAGTATTAGTATCACCAGACCTTCTGAAAGACCCCTTTTTCATGGTGTTCGATTCACCAGGAGGTAGTGAAGCGATGTTTGGAGCAATTCCAGGTTGAATCTCTTCTCCAGTAAAAGCAAATTTTTGTGTTGCTGATGTTTGTCCAGATTTTTTAACTCGCATTACGCCAATAACAATTGGCATTTGGGCATCTTCTCCATCCATGAAGAAACCCATAACAATAGCACCTGGTTGTAACTGACCAGAACTATCTCCTTGACCGTCGTTACCTGGTTGAGAAGTATGCTGTAAAACAGTTGCCCAAGGCAAATGGTCTTTAGGGAGGTCTGTTGTTGTACCACCTCTTACATTAGTATAATATCCAAGGACTCGAACTTTTACTCGTCCAAGTCCCATGGGGTCTTGATTATCTTCAACCTCACCAACCCACCAGAAAAATCCGTCTTTACCAACGAAATTTACTGTAGGTTCATTAATAATACCGTCAATAGACATTTTGCCATTTGATGTTTACAACTTATTTAGTAAGGTATCCTTCCTCTTCCAACCATTTACGAGTCAATGGAGTGATTTCATAATCAGTCCACATTGTACCAGCAGCACAAGACTTAAGTGCTTTCATAGTCATGCCTTCAGTTTTACCTGCCCACATTGCTTCTGCTTCCCAGGGAACGGCAGAAGCGGGATAGGTCTTCTCTGCAATCTCACGCCACAGAGGAGGAACATCTTCCTCGTTATGAATAATAGCAATCATAGAGTTCTTGATAGAACCCGCCATACAATCTTGTGCAGCGTGCCAACCTTCGTGACGCATTACGCTCATGAGCGTGCCATAACGCTTGACAAGTGTAGCGTTGAGATAGAAGTTATTGCTGACAGTATGATAGACACCACGATGACCAGGAGGAAAATATTTCTCTGGTGCAATGAATACTTTGACCCCAATCTTGTCTAGTGCTGCCATCATCTCATTGAACTCAGTATATACTGGGTCCATCATTCCCATCTTTTTGTAGTACTTGCCTACATCTTTAGCAGTCTTGATTTCTACTACACCTTCAGTACATTCTCGCAGAATCATACAACCCATGGCATCCATGGTGTAGTATCCTT